TGATGCAACAGGAATTACAGATAAAGAAATCAGATCAATTGGACAAGTTGATGTTATCTGCGCAGGATTCCCATGCCAGCCTTTCAGTGTTGCTGGAGCACGAAGAGGCTTCGAAGATACAAACGGAACTCTCTTCTTTGAAATCGCAAGGTTTGCTTCCGTACTCAAACCTAAGTATCTATTCCTCGAGAACGTCAAGGGGCTTATTAGCCATGATAAAGGGTATACCTTTGAGACAATCATCGGATCGTTGGATGAATTGGGGTATGATGTCGAATGGCAAGTGCTTAACAGCAAAGATTTTGGAGTACCACAAAACAGAGAAAGGTGCTACATTGTCGGATATCTTAGAAGAACAAGTGGAAGACAAATATTTCCTATCGCTGAAACAAGATCAGATAAATCAATTATGCAACTAGGAAATATCAAAAAAACCGAAAGTTTTGGTGGAAATCCTCAATGCGGAAGAATTTACAGCATAGACGGATTAGCACCTTGCCTAAATACAATGCAAGGAGGTCAAAGAGAGCCAAAAATCTTTATTGATGGTAGAGTACGCAAACTAACCCCTCGGGAGTGCTGGAGATTGCAAGGCTTCCCAGACTGGGCTTTTGATAAGGCTCAAGAAGTAAACAGCAACAGTCAATTATACAAACAAGCAGGAAATAGCGTGACGGTTAATGTGATCGAAGCGATAGCGAGGAAGTTGGGATGAAATTAACACTAAACATAGAGCCAAAGCCACAGAGCAGACCGAGATTAGCGGTCGTCCGTGGCAGAGCTTTGGCTTACGAAAAAAACGACATGCGCTTGTGGCGCAGGCAATGCGCTCTTTTGGTTAAAAACCAATGGAAAAGCAAGAAGTACGATACAGCTTTGAAAGTTAGAGCGACTTTCTACATCAAACCGACAAAGCAACTGCTGAATACGAAATATAAGCGTCCAATGCTGGAAGCTGAAACAATCCCAGTCGCTACACTTCCAGACACAGATAACTACATCAAATCGCTATTTGACAGCATATCTGACGCTGGCTGCGTTTGGACTGACGACGGCAGAGTGTCGGAAATATGGGCTAAGAAAGTTTATAGCCTAAACCCTCGTATCGAGGTAGAAATAGAGGAATTGGAATGACTAAAGAGGAGCTTTTAAAACACTATCGGCATTCTTTAGAAGTGTATCAGGAAAGACTTGCTGATAGTGAGGAAGACAAGTTTTATATGAAAGTCCACGGATATAGAAACGCTTCTTATCGCAAGGAGCTACTTGTGAAGAAAATCAATGAAATCAAGAAGATAATCAAGGAGTTGGAAGATGAATAAGCAGGAATTGATTGAACGTATTAAAAAAGCTAAAAGCTTTAAACTTGATGAAAGCATCATTAATGGGCCTATTATTGATTTTGTGGAATTAAACACTGTAATTAAGCTCGTTAATCAAGTTAATGATACTCAGAAAGTCAAAATTCCGCAGTTTGTGGCAAACATAATCGAAGAGTACAAGGAACGAAACGCCCCTATCATCGATATTTTTACAGAAAAAAAATACAATAAAGAATATGATTGGTGGTTAGCGACAAGTCTAAACGCCTATGACAGAGTTGCTCGAGCTTGGCTTGATGGGTATGAGGTAGAGAAAGAAAAGCAGTATCGGGTGAAGATGTTAGGTGTGAATGAAGAATGCGAGTGTTTAGTTTTTGGGGAACTTTCGAACACTTGGAAGTTAAGAAGTCTTGGCAGTTTTGGAGAGCTTAGGAAACATCACACCCGCAAAGAGCTAGAAGAAGCAGGGTTTGGTTGGGTGTTTGATTGCGAAGGGATTGAGGTTGAGGAGGTACAAGATGACTGAAACCAATGCCCAAAAGTTTTACAGAATTTTAGCTGAAAAGACCAAAACTTACGGCACAAAGAAAGAAATGATGGCGCAGCTAGGGTTTGAGGGTGCGAAGCTGAACTCTGACAGGACTAGACTAAACAGCGACGAAAGAGCAGGGCGCTTTCCGCCAGTTCGACTGATGATTAAACTAGACAGCTTGTTTGATAAAGAGTTCCTGATTACTTGCTTACGTGAGAAAATGGACTGCAAGACAACTGATAAGCGTTGGCTAAAAGTTGCGCAAGATTACATTGATGATAATTCAAAAATCGGGGGGGCGACAAGAGACAGCGAAGCTGAGCGACAACGTAAGCTAAAACGCAAATTAAAGCGTGAAATGTATTTAGAGAGGTCTTTTGGGATTTAAAAAGGAGGTGAAAGAGTGGATAGGATGGGCGAAGTTCCTTTACTGCCAGAAGTCAATGAGAAAGTGACTATCAAAAGAGCAAAGAAAAAATTAGGGGAGTATCCGAGATGGAGAGAGATAGCTTGTGACGAAGTTCTGCAGAAAGTCACGCAAGAGTTTACGTTTGAAACAAGAGCAAGCAACAGCCCAAGCAGACCAGTTGAAAATCTGGCGATCCGCAGAGTGGACGCAATGGCAGAATTAGAAGAAATAGAGCAAGCAGTATCAAGGTTATACAATCCGACTTATCGTTTTATCTTGTACTCTCGTTTTCTAAAGACTTTGCCAGAGCCAGCTTATGTCATCTATTCGGAACTTGGTATAGAAAAGACACGCTATCAAGAGCTTTTAGATTGTGCTTTGCTAGCTTTTGCAGA